AAAAACAGTAAAGAACTAACTGATAATCTTTTTGCAATTCAAAATGCTGCAATAACTTTAGGCTTAGACATTGAAACAGTTGCAAGAGAATTTTCATCATTATCAAGAACTGGAATAGAAGGCGCAAGAGAATTAAAAAGAAGAAACATAGAATCATTCTTAGGATTGCAAGAAGGAGTTAAATTATCTTCACAAGAAATTACTAGAATATTTTTACAAACATTTGGCAGAGGTGGAACATTTGAATCTGCTTCTGATGCTTTTGCAAATACTTTTGCCGGCGCCACAAATAGATTTAGAAACTCATTAAAGCAAGTTCAAGAATCAATATCACAAGCTGGCTTATTAGATTTTTTTACAGATTTAGTTAATGTATTTTCTGATTTAATAAGAAATAACCCTGAGCAATTAGGTAAGTTTGTTAAAGAATTTACTTTTGGATTAATAGAAGGAATAAAAGCATTTGCCTCATTTACATCATCACTAATAGAATTATTAAAAGAACCATTTAATGTTTTAGTAATGTCAATTAAAGGAGTTAATGATTTATTAAATTTATTTCCTGAAGCAGTTAAAGAAATAGGAATAGTTGGGTTTTTCTTATTAGGCAAAAAAGGAAAAGCAGTAGCATTAGCAATAGGATTTATTATAAAAGCTGTTGAAGATGCTTTGATTAGCTTAGGTATAAAAAGTAATGATGTAACGAATTCTTATGAAAGCCAAAAAGACAATTTAATTTTACAATTTGATTTATATAAAGCATTAGAAGAAAAATCTAAATCAAGAGCAAATGCAGAAAAAAGAAACGAAGAAAATATACAAAAGGCAAAAAACAATGTTGCCGAAACATTATCAATATATAAAAAATTACTTTCTACATTAAGCCAATTAAACGACAATACTTTAAAACAATTAGATTCAGTAGCAACATTTGCTAATATTGCAAATCAAGGCATTACAGATTTTTCAAGAAGCATAGCTGAGATTATAGTTCTTGGTAAAAGTTTAAGCGGAACATTTAAAGAATTTTTACAAGGAGTTCTAGTTAAGATTCTTGCATCAACAATAGAATATCTTGTTAGATTATATATTATTCAACCTTTATTAGATAAAATATTAGGAACTGAAAGAGATAGAACTCAAGAGCAAAGCAAACAAACAACTCAATTATTACAAAATCTTGGAATAAACTATTTAGACTTAGAAGTTCATAAACAAAAGATTGAAGCTATGAGAGAACAAAATGGCTTATTGCAATCTCAATTAGTATTAGAAAATGGAATAGCCGGTGCTAGAGCAGCGCAATCAAGCTATGGTGGCGGTGGGGGTGGCGGTGGTGGTAGTGATATTTTTGGAAGTATATTAAGTATTGGAAAATCTATATTTGGCGCAGAAGGTGGCTCTATGAGTGCTGGACAACCTTATACAGTTGGAGAAAGAGGTAGAGAATTATTTATTCCTGAAACTAATGGAACATTGATTCCTAATCATGACATGATGGGTGGAACAAATATTAATTTCACAATTAATGCAACTGATGTTAAAGGTGTAAAAGAATTGTTATTAAATAATAGAGCAACAATTACAAACATAGTAAATCAAGCATTAAACGCTAAAGGAAAGTCTAATTTAATATGAGTGGCACATTCCCATCAACACCAACTCCAAGAGATGTAGTTATTCGCTCTCAACAAAATACTATTGTATCAACAACTGCATCAGGTAGAAGACAAGCAAGACAAATTGATGGTCAAAGATTTGCATTAACATTAAGATTTCCAGTTATGACTAGAGCAGAGTTTGCTCCTATTCTAGCCTTCATAATGAAACAAAGAAGTCAATTAGAATCATTTACTTATACTCCTGCAACTATGGAAGATAGCAGAGGTTCTGCAAATACAGTTATTTCAGTTAATGGCTCTCATTCTGCTGGAGATACCACTATTGATGTAGATGGAATGGGAAATAATTTAACTGGAGTTTTAAAAGCTGGAGATTTTATTAGATTTACTGGCCAGACTAAAGTTTATATGGTTGTAGAAGATTTAAATTCTAATGGCTCAGGCGCAGGAACAATTACTATTGAACCACCATTAAGAAGTAATTTATCAGATAATACAGTTTTAATTTATAACAATGTTGATTTCACAGTAGGATTAACAAGTGATATTCAAGAATTTAATATTGGAACATCTTTATATTATCAATACGAAGTTGATTTAGTTGAGGTATTATAATGACAAGAAGTTTAAATGCTTCATTAATATCAGAGTTAGCAACTAATAAACTTAATCCAGTAGAATTAGTTTATCTAGGAGTATCTACTGGAACTTATTACACAGACCATTATAAAAATATTTCTTATGATGGAAATACTTATGTATCATCATCTTTATTTCTTGGTGCTTCCGAAGCAACTGAAAGTTCTGAAATAGGAGTTAATAATTTAGTTCTTAAATTTTCTGGCGCTGACCAAACAATCATATCTTTATTTCTTAACAATGATTACATGGATAAGAGAGCATGGGTGTATAGAGGCTTCTTAGATGAGAACCAAGCATTAGTTAATTATCCATTTCTTTTATTTGATGGAAGAATAGAAAACTTTAATATTGAAGAAGATGATAACAGTTCAACTGTATCAATAAGCGTTGCTTCTCATTGGGCAGATTTTGAAAAACAAAAAGGAAGAAAAACAAATACTGGTTCGCAGAAATTACATTTCCCTAATGATGTGGGATTTGATTATGCTTCTCAGGCAATTCAGGATATTAAATGGGGCAAAGCCTAATGGACTTTTATAAAATCATTCATCTATATAGGCAGTTTAGAAAATACGATAAATATTCTTATAAATATCTAGTAGAAGAAAACGCTCCTGCAATTAATTTAGACCAATATCAATTATTCTATAAAGATAGAGATGTTGTAGGATTTGTTAATTGGGCATTTTTAACAGATGCAGTTGAGCAAAGATATATAGTAACTGGAAAATTAAAAAAGAATGAATGGAATTGTGGAGATAATATTTGGATTATTAATTGTGTTGCCAAATCACATTTTAAAGAAATATATAAATGGTGCAAAGATTATTTTACTAGCATCACAGAGGAAAATGAAAAAGTAAGATGGTTAAGAACAGATAATGCAAATCATATTTATAAAACTTTTAAAACTCAACATAAAGGTTCACAAATAAATGTCTAAAGGGATTCTAGCACAAGTCGCAGTAGCAGTAGTAACAACAGCTATAAGCTATGCAATAAGACCAAAGCCAAAACCACCTAATGCTCCTAGTCAGCAATATGAATCAGCACAAGGAATTTTAGTTAATAAATCTTCTAACAATGAGAATATTCCTCTTGTTTATGGTCAAAGACAATTAGGTATTCAAAAAGTATTTGTTGAGTCTTCTGGAACTAATAATAATTATCTTTATTTAGCCGGAGTTCTTTGTGAAGGAAATATTGAATCTATTGACGAGATTTATGTTAATGACAAATTAGTAACATGGTCAGGCTCATTAACCGACCAAACAGTAAGAACAGTAAATAGTTCAGATACTAATTATTATAAAGATGGCGCTAGTTTAATATCAGTTCAACCATTTTTTGGTCTTGATAATCAACCAGTTTCTTCTTTATTAGATGAATCAACTAATTGGGGCAGCAATCATAAATTATCAGGAGTTGCTTATTTAGCTTTTAAATTTACATGGAATCAAGATGCTTTTACTGGCGGAGTTCCTGATGTGAAAGTTACTTTAAAAGGAAGAAAAATATATGACCCAAGATTAGATTCTACTAAAGGTGGCTCAGGCTCTCATAGAGAAGATACATCAAGCACATGGGCTTTTTCAAATAATCCTTCATTATGCTTATTAGATTATATTAGAAATAGCAGATATGGAAAAGGATTACCAAATGCTGCTTTTGAAACAAATTATGATTCATTTAAAACTTCTGCTAACACTTGCGAGACTCAAGTTGCTCCATACACAAGCGGCGCTAATATAAATTTATTCACAACAAACATAGTTCTAGATACTAATGAAAAACTTTTAGAGAATGTAAGAGAATTATTAAACCCAATGCGAGGTATCTTCACTTATACTTCTGGTGTTTATAAATTATTAGTAGAAGGAACTGGAAGTTCTGCCATGACTATTGATAAAGATAAAATCATTGGCGGCATAAAAATTTATGGAGAGAAAAAAAATTACAAATTTAATAGAGTAATTGGTACTTTTGTTAATCCTGATAAGAACTGGCAAGAAGATACTGTTTCATTTCCACCTGCTGATGATTCTGGTTTGCCGTCAGGAGACCAATATGCAACAATGCTTGCCGAAGACAACGGAACTAATCTAGAAGGCAATTTTGATTTTAAAGGAATAACTAATCCTTATACAGCAGAAGAAATGTGCGAAGTATTATTAAGACGCTCTAGAAATGCTTTAGGCGTTGATTTAATGTGTACTTCTGAGGCTTTGAATTTATCTATTGGAGATATAGTTGAATTAACTTATTCTACTGGTGGATTTTCTGCAAAACCATTTAGAGTTTATGGATTAAGTATAAATACAGATTCAACAGTTAATCTTCAATTAATAGAACACCAAGATTCATTTTATACTTGGGCTAGCAAGACTGCTGCGCCAGTTATTGCAGATACAACTTTACCAAATCCAAATACAACTCAACCACCAGCTTCAGTAACTCTTGACGACCAATTAATCGAATATAGTGATGGAGTGGTTATTACTGCTTTAGATGTAACCATTGGTGCTTCTCCTGATTCTTTTGTAGACTATTATCAAGTTGAATATAAGCGTTCTGATGAAACAGATTATTTAATATCTGGTCAGGTTACTGGTTTATTCCACAGAATATTAAATGTTATAGACGGAGATACTTATAATGTTAGAGTAAAAGCATTTAATACATTAGGAGTTTCTTCTACATATACTTCTGCATCAAGAACTATCGTTGGTGGAATTGCACCACCTTCTGATGTAACAGATTTTTCTTGTAACATTATTGGTGGAGATGCACATTTATCTTGGCAACAAATTACAGACTTAGATTTAGCTTATTATCAAATAAGATATTCAACACAAACGAGTGGTGCTTCTTGGGCTAACTCAGTTTCTTTAGTTGAAAAAGTTGCAAGACCAGCTACTTCAGTTACAGTTCCAGCAAGAGTAGGTTCATATCTTATAAAAGCAGTAGATAAAAATGGTAACTTTTCTTCTAATGAAACAATCATTGAAACTAATGTATCAGCAATAGGAAACTATAATGCTGTTGCAACACAAACAGAATCTCCTACATTTTCAGGAACTAAAACTAATGTAATAGTTTCTGATGGCACATTAAGATTAGACTCATCAGAATTATTTGATTCTGCAATAGGCGACTTTGATGACGCAACATCATTCTTTGATTCTGGTGTAAGTTCTTATGACTTGTATTCTGAAGGAACTTATTTATTCTCATCACCAATAGATATAGGTGGAGTTTATACTTCAAGAGTAACTGCTTCTATTACACAAACATCAGATAACTTAGATGATTTATTTGATTCAAGAACTGGAGATTTTGATGATGCACAATCTAACTTTGATGGAGACACTCCAGCTAATTGTAATGCTCATATTGAAATTGCTTTATCTAATGACAATATAACTTATACTACATTTAGAAACTTTGTTGTCGGCGATTACACAGCTAGATATTATAAATTTAGAGTAACATTGAGGTCTTTTGATTTATCTTCTACTCCAGTTATTAGTGCTTTATCAGTAAGTATAGATATGCCAGATAGAATATTTAGTGGTAATGATATTACTTCAGGGACAGGAACTTATAATGTTGTATTTACTAATCCTTTTTATTCAAATTCTTATGCAGTAGGAATAACAGCACAAGGATTAAACACAGGAGATTTCTTTACAATTTCAAATAAAACTGTTAATGGTTTTGATGTAGCATTTAAAAATAGTGCTAGTACAGGAGTTACTAAAACTTTTGATTATTTAGCTAAAGGATATTAGATAGAATATGGCACAACACGATTATAATATAGCGAATCAGGGTTTCCCTGCATTTAGAACAGATTTAAACAACGCACTATCGGCAATTCAAACAACAAATTCAGGAACATCAAGACCAACAGGTGCAGTCGCAGGACAACTTTGGCTAGATACAACAACTGCAACTTCTCCTACATTAAAATATTATGATGGTGCTGATGACATATCTTTAGCAACTATTGACCATACAGCTAACACAGTAAATTGGTTAGATTCAACAGTATCAATTACTGGATTAACAACTACTGCAACAGGAACAGTTTTAACACTTTCAGATTCAGCTACGACTTCAACAGTAAATTTAATTATAGACAATGATAAAGAGATTCGTTTTAGAGAAGCAACAGCTAATGGAACTAATTATATAAGTTTATCTGCACCAGCTAGTTTAAGTGCTGATGTAACTTATACTTTACCAGTTGCACCAACAGCAAATAATCAAGCATTAATTTCTTCAACTGCTGGTGCTATGTCTTTTACTCCTTATTCTTTACCTGCTTCAGACGGAACTGCTAATCAAATTCTTCAAACAAACGGAAGTGGTGTAGTAAGTTTTGCCACTCCATCAGGTGGTGGTTTTTCTGGTGCTACAACAACTTCTTCTGCTGTTGATATAACATTAACAAATACATCTACTCAGGTTCAGAATATAACAATGACTGCCGCAGATAAAGCAGTAATTCTTCCTGATGCAACAACTATGACAACAAAAGGATTTCCAGCTTTTGTTATTGTAAATAATGGAGTTTATCCATTTGACATTAAAAATAGTGGTGGTTCTAGTATTACAACATGCAGTCCAGCAAATTCTACTGAATTAAATTTAATTTCAAATTCAACATCAGTTGGAACTTGGGCTAAAGAAGATGCAACAATAAATGTATCTTCTACTCCATTCACAACAATAAAATCTGGCACAACAGGCATACCAAGTCTTACTTATGCTTATGGAACATTTAAACTTGATGGTATAAGTGCTAGTGCAATATCATCTACATCTGCTCTTATAACTTATCATGCTGGAACATCTAATAGAGATATTTATGGTGTTGTAGTTTCTTATTCAGGTACAACAATTACAGTAAATTCAGAAACTCTTTTATATAGTGGTACATCAACAGCTTCTATTAATAGTCAAGGATTAATGCTTAATGCAACTAATGGATTTTTATTTGTGCAAAGAGCATCAAATCATGTTGTAGTTCCTTTTACAATTTCAGGAACAACTATAACAGCAGGAACAGCAAGTTCAACATTTGGAACAGGAACATCATTACCTAACAGTTTAGCACCAGCTATTGCTATGACTTCAACTGAAGCCTTATTACCTGCTAGAGATAATGGTGCGGCAAACACTTTTGTTTTAAGAAATATTATTCACAATGGTGCATCAGCACCAACTATTGGGACAGCATCTTCAGCTATTACAATTTATGATGCTACTAGAGGTTTGTGTTTTTTATCTAAAATAGATTCAACAAAAGCCTTTTTAGCTTATAGAGCAGCATCAACAGCATATACTGTTGCTAGAGTTGTAACAATTAGTAGTTCATCTGCACCTACATTAGGAACTGCAAATACATCATCAGTAAGTAATTTATCTGACGATGGTTGGAGTTCAAGTATATTTCAAGTTTCAAGTACAGAATTTATTGTTGCTGGTGATGTTGGTTCTGAAAATTATACTGTTTCAGGAACAACTGTTACTTATACTGGTGTAGAACTTCATAGTGCAGTAAATCCTAATGAAACATCAAGAATTCACTCTTATCCTGCCGTAGAATTAAAATTTGGAGACAATTTTATAACAAATGGTAGAAGTTCAAATACATTTGTTATTAGAACAAAACTTGGAAGTTATCTTCATGTTAAACAAAAAGGAATTCAGTTAGCAAGAACATTTCTTACTGATTCTACTGCGTCTCTTTGGGGGTCTGCTTGGGGACAATTAGATTCAACAACTGGAATAGGTGTTACAAATAATGCTGGTACAACAACAATTTCAGCAACAATAATTAAATATATAGGAATATAAATGAAAAAAATATTAGTAGATAATAATGGTGGAATATTCGGTGTGTTCAATAATGTTGAACAAGTAGCAAATGGTTACATTTGTGATGGTGCTTCTTACCAAACAATAGTTACTGGAGAAGTTACAGTTGAGGAAGTTGCTGATGATTACACAATACCACAACCTGATGTTATTGAAATTATACCACCTGTTAAACTTACTTTAGAAGATTTACAAAAACAAATAGAAGAACTACAAAAAAAAGTTAATGTAGAATGATAACATTTATACTTGGAACTATCTTAGGAGTATTCTTAGGTTGGAAATACGAACTAGCAATAAACGACTTCATAGAATCAATTAAAATACATTTAAATATTAAGTAGTCTTGAACTTCGTGTATTGCAACATTATATGTTGGCAATAACAAACGGAGATAACAATGTTAAATTATTCAGACATTAAAAACTATTGGTCTAAGTTCTACGCAGATGCTTTTGAAGATGCTAAAACATTTTGGAAGAACTACGCAGACACAGTAGAAAAACTTTATAAAAAATAACTTTATTAAAACACAATAGTTTGATATTAGTGCATAAAATTTAATGTGCATTTTCAAACTTTGGATTGGTGGGTGTGTCTTGCTAAAGTCTTGCAAATGCGAAAAAGACAATGGCAAGAACACAGAACGAAGAACTAATATCTCTAAAGGGACATATCACAGGAATTAAGAGAGAAGTTAAATTACTTGGTTGCTCGGTTTATAAGCTAGAAAAGAAACTAGAAACTCTATTTTGGTCTATCCTTTGTGGACTTGGTGCTTTGTCTTTGGCTTTAATTACAATATTTCTTGCTAAGTAGTACGAATACAACTAGTAGGTAGTTATGGACACAAGAAGGATTCTGGTTATTTCAGATTTACACCTGCCTTATCATAGGCAAGATTCTTTTGATTTTCTTAAAGCATTAAAGAAGGAATACAAACCTACATTCGTAATGTCTATTGGCGATTTGCTAGACCATCACGCACTTAGCTTCCATGATTCAAACCCAGATTTATTTTCTGCTGGACATGAACTTGCTAAAGCAAAAGATTACATAAAAGAACTTGAATCAATATTTCCTGAATTAGTAGAAATAGATTCTAACCACTCATCAATGGTTTATAGACGAGCATTAAAACATGGTATGCCAAGAGCATATCTAAAAGAATATGGGGAGTTCTTAGGAACTAAAAAATGGAAGTGGTTTGATGATTTAACAGTAACACTTCCTAATAAACAAAGATGCTTATTTACTCATGGTCGTTCTGCTGATGTTTTAAAAGTATCACAAACAAATGGAATGAATTGTGTGCAGGGACATTTTCATACTAAGTTCAAAATTGAATACTGGGCTAATCCTGATAATCTTTTTTGGGGTATGCAAGTAGGTTGTTTAATAGACCAAAAGTCTTTAGCTTTTGAATA